CATATACTGCCCCCGTCGTTCCCCCCGTTGCACCAGAGGTCGGCGTCCCATTGACCACGGAGACATCGGTGATGTCCCCGGTGCCAATCACAGGCGGATTGCTGATCCGCGACCAATCCACGAAGCCCGTGTCGTCGATCACGATGGTCGTTCCGACCTTATAGGCCATGGCTGCCTCCTTGTGTCTGATGGGCCAGGATCTCGCCTAGCCCGACCTTGCAGTGCGAATTCGGAAGATCGAGCGAACAAAGGACCGGGATGCACATCCGCTCCTCGCCCTCAAAGAAAGTGCTGTCATGCGGCACATGCCCCTCGAAGACGAGCATCGAGCCCGCCTTTGGCTCCACCGCATACCAGCCGCCCACATAGGTGTCGGGGTTCCTACAGGGCCAAAGCCGCTTGCCGACATTGGCCGGATCGTAGAACCGCACAGCCCCGCGATGGAGCGAGGTCTCCGGACAATCTGCGTCCAGCGCCACCCGCGGGTAATAGGTGCAAACGATGTCGGTCTGGATATGGGTGTGGGTGTTGATGCCGACGTTTTCGCGTAGGGCCCGACGCTGCCAGAAGGTGTCCGACATCATGCGGATATCGCCGCTGTGGTCATAGCCATAGGCCAGCTGAAGATATTCCCGCACGCCCGCGGCCACCATCTGCGCCAGCACGGCCAGCGCCGGGTCTCGCCGAGCCATCAGGAAGTTGTGCCGCAGATGGCCGAGGTGATTGGTCAGGTCCCCGACATTGCGCCCGTCGTCAGCCTCTCGGATCCGATTGGCCTCGGCATCCTGGACCGCAAGCGCATGAAGCCGGTCGTTGAAGCCCTCCGGCATGTCCCAATGCTTGTGCAGCACAAAGCTCGGGTAGATCAGCTGGAACTCGCTGGTGGTGTGGATTTCCATCAGACCACCTCCACCACGATCTTCCCGATCGCGGTGTAATGCTCGGTGTTGAGTTTGACGGTGATGCGGTCGCCAGGGGCGAGCCCCGCAGCCTCGACGGCGAAGCTGCCAGTTCCATCTGACGCGGTCAGAAGACGTCGCTTCGGCAAGTAGCCCGCATCAGCCTCGAGTTTCAGCGCCACAGCATGGGCAAAGGCCGAGCCATCCGCATTCCACCGAAGTGCCACAGGCACATCCACGCGACCGCCAGCTGGCACCGTGGCAGCCTCTGGGCCCAAGCCATGGAAGTAGAACTGCTTGTACCAAAGCCCGTCCTTCGGGATCGTGGCATCATCGATGGCCCCCGCCAGCACCGTGTCGTTCAGCAGGATCGGCGGGATCTGACACAGAACCTCCACGCGTGCCTGATCGAAGGGCACCACCACCGGCAGAAACACCACAAGAGCATTGGATATCCCTTCCCGCGCCCGATGCCGGAAGGACGTGTCGACCTTCTCGCGCGCAGATTGGGCAAAGCGGTTCCGCCACGACAGCGGTCGGCCGTCAGCGCCAACGGCGAGATCGATCAACGCGTGATCGATGAGCTCGTCATGACCCCGCATACCATCGGCAAAGAGGCAGGATCGGCCCTTGTAGATTGCCCCCATCGGCGCGGCGGGCAGATCCGGGACAAAGCATTCGTTATGGGCCAGATCGACGAAGCCCGCCTGATTGCCAAAGGCCGGCCGCGCCTCGAGATGGGCGAGGAGCTCTGCCCACAGCATGACCCCGCCCATAGCGCTTGACGTTCCCGGGGCTGCAAACTCGAAGACCGCGACGGCGATATAGTCCGGCTTGATGTCTATGGCGTAATGGCGCGGGACGCCGCAGTTGGTGATGGCATAAAGCCCTGTCTCGATCACGGCGTCGTCCTTTTCAGCTGATCGACCTCTTGGGCGAGGTCCTTGATGGCCTCGACGAGGAGGCCCACGAGATTGCCATAGGCGAGGCGCAACACGCCCTCGGCCTCGACGACGGCCTCCGGCGCGACGGCTTGAACATCCTGCGCGATAAGGCCCATCTGCCGCGTGTCACTACCCGTCATGGTGAAGGTGACACCCCTGAGGGCTTGGACCTTGGCAAGAGCGTCCGGGATGGACGCAATGTCGGACTTGAGCCGTGCGTCCGAGGAGGAGACGAAGTTGGGCGCGGTCACCGTGCCGGTGAATGTCGCCCCGGCAAGCTGCGCGAAGGCGCTGGCATGCGCCCCATCAAGCAGATCGGCATCGAGACCCGATCCCGACCCATCCTGCGCGGTGACTTTGGCAAAGAGCTCGGCATCCGTCATACCGCCGGCCGTGACATCGACGATGCTTTCGACGCCGCTGGTGCTTTTCTTGAGGTAGAGCTTGCCGTCGGTCACGTTGACCGCGAGTTCCCCCAACACGAGGTCAGCCGGGATCGGCGCACGCCCCGCAACGGTGCTGCGCTTCAACAGAAGGATATTCGGCATGGTCAGAAGGTCCCACCGTCGAGTGCAATGCCGTCGATTGATCCGCCAGTGATGGCAACAGCTGTCGCGGACTGCGTGGCGAGCGTTCCCAGCCCCAGCGTCGCACGGGCGGTCGCAGCATCGGCATCATCAAGAAGCGTGCGCGCGAACGCCGTTAGGGGCGCAAGGGCTGCGGCTGCGGCGCCAGTGTAATAGGCGAGACGATCCGCTGCGGGTGTCAAATTCCCGACACTCGCGAGGGCAGCTGTGAGGCTGACCGTCGGGTTTCCGGCAATGGCATCGCCATTGGCGACCGCGAGCCCCGTGCCGCTGACGGCAATCGCGCGGGCCGCCACCGTGGCAGCTGCCGTGCGGGCCACAAGCCCGTTGGTTGCAAGGTTATGAAGCGCCAGCGCTTGGCCGGTGAGCCCAACCGTATCCGCCGCAACAGCAATACCGGTGCCCGCCCCCACATCCAGCGTGTTGCCGGATTTGGTCAGACCCGCTCCGGCAAGGATCTGGCCCGCGCCGGTGAACTGCACGAAGGTCACGGCCGTGGTGCCGAGCGTCCCACCCGGGTCAACCGTCGCGAGATAGCCCATATCGGCATTGACCGTGCCGCTTTCCACAAAGACATATGCAGAGACGAGTTCAGCCCAGACATCGGCATCGACCGCTCGCGTCCAAGCCACTGCCGCCACGACATAGATGCCGTTTTGGCTCGCCGTCGCCTGGTCTTTCACCAGCACGCGGTCGCCTGCGACCAGCGCAACCCCGTCGAGTGTCATCGGGCCGGAGAGCGTGGCGATATTTGCCGTGCTTGCGGCCCGCACCGATTGCTTGGGCTCGAGCCCCTGCACGGTGAGATCGACATAGGCCTTGGTCACGGCATCCTGCGCACCCTGCGGATCGCCGAGCCCCGTGAGGCGATAGCCACCAAGCGCAAAATCTGCTGCAGGTGCCGCGAGTTGGTCAAGCCGGGTTGCCCGCACGAAGGCCGTCGTTGCGATCTGCGTCGTGTTCGTGCCGTTCGCCGGCGTGGGCGCCGTTGGTGTGCCCGTCAAAGCAGGCGAAGCGAGCGGCGCGCGTGAAGTATCGGTCGGGTGGATGTGATCGGCACGGGCAAAGCGCGTCGACGTTCCGGCGGCAGCTGTGCCGTCCATCGCAGGTGAGGTCGCAGCCGCCTGCGCGAGGACGAAGGCGGTAGTTGCCAGCTGTGTCGTGTTCGTGTCAGCAGCGGCCGTCGGTGCCGTGGGCGTACCCGTCAGGCCGGGCGATGCCAGCGGCGCTTTTGCATCAAGCGCTAATTGCAGTCCCGTCACATCGCTGACGACATGGGCATGCGCCAGCGCGGCCTTGGTGGCCAGTCCCGCATCGACTTGAGATTTGCGCACGAGATCCGTGGCAGCACTTGCGTCCTCGGAGGATTTCGGGACGCTGGCGAAGGTCTTGGCCCCAGCGATGATTTGCACCGCGGTCAGATCGACGAAGGCCCCCCTGCCAGCCAGCGGAATGACCGAGGTCGCATTGCCCCCGCCATCATCGCCCTTGCCGACATAGAGCGTGTCATCAACCTCGTTATGGGCGATTTCACCGGATTTGAGGGCCGCAGGTGCGCCGGCTACGCCTGAGACGCGGCGTTTAAGTTGGATCGTATTGGCCATCAGAAGAAGCCTCCGTTGATGGGAGCGTCAGTTGGAAGAATGGTGATGCCGGGCGCGCCTTGATTGCCCTTGTCGCCCTGCACGCCTTGCTTGCCGACAGGTCCAGGGGCGCCATAAATGCGGACCGTGGTCGGCCCGCTCAGTATTTTGGTGACCACGCGATGAGATGCCGTGACCCGAATTCTGATCGGGCCGGTTTGCATCTTGGCCACGAGCACAACCGGCATAGCTCAAAGCCCCCCAGAGACGGGAAGTCTCGTCACAGGCTGCTGAACGGGGATTTCCAGCATGAAGCCAAGGTGGCGGTCGGGTTCAAGATCGGTGCGAACGACATCAATCACCACACTGCCCGCGACAAGCGTGCTTGTGATCGTAGGCCCCAAGACAATCTCAAGTGTCCGATCATCTTCTCGGATCAGGGTGCCCGCCTCGGTCGAAAGCGTTGCAAGCAGGACCGCTGATCCGATCGACGCGCGCACTTGCGCGATAAGTGTGCACCCAATTGGGAACAGGGCAGAATCCGTGCCTAAGCGCAGTCGGTATTCATAGCCAATCAAGATGATCGGGCCCTCAGAAACCGTCGTTGTCATGCGCGCGCCTCTTCAAGTTGCGCAATCCGGGTATTCAGTTCCTTCACCGCTTCGATCAGAACGCCGGCGATGTTGCCGTAGGCGATCGACAGCATGCCGTTGTCATCGGCGCGCACAATTTCAGGCAAAACGTCCAATACTTCTTGCGCGACCAGGCCAATATGCTGGCGGCCATTCATGGTGAACCGGACCCCGCGCAGCGCGCATACAAGGTCAACGGCACCGGCGATGGTCGCAATGTCCGACTTGAGCCGCCGGTCCGAACTCGACGTGAAGTCTGGTGCCGAAACCAAGCCGGTGAAGGCCGCCCCGCTGAGGTTGGCCTTTGCCGCAATCGTGCCGTCATAGGCGGCCGCAGACTGCGTCGCCATTGTGCCAAGCCCGAGATTGGACCTGGCCACAGCGTTATTCGCCAGGCCCGACAGGTTCCCGGCGCTGTCGAGCAAAGCATCCCAGCCGGTATTGTTCACGTTACGGCGGCGCAAAGCAGGCGGCGAGACAGATGTATCCATCCACAACATGCCGGCAACCGTCGGGTTTGGTGCGCTGGCCCCGGCATTTGCCGATTGCAGCGCGGCAATCACCTCGTTGATCCGCGCGCGCACTGCCGCCCCGGCAGCGTTTGCTATGACAAAATTTGACGTCTGAGCCATTAGGCAACCTCATCGGCATAGATGCGAAGCTGAGTGACGATCGGCGTGTAGGAGGCATCTTTCGTGGTCAGATACGCCCTTGCTTGAACGGCGCGCGCTTCGATTTCATGGTTGTCCAGCCGCCCCCATGGCCCCCAAATCGGCGCCCCGCTTGGATCGTCATCGGTCTCGCGCATCTCAAACAACACGTCGATTTCCGCACCGACCGAGCCGTCAAAATCCTCCCAGGCGTCGATAGACGCCGTGCGGGCATCAATGCTGTCGTTGAGCGCCAATGCCGCGACACCGATATCTGAGCGCAGGCGCACGCGTTTGACCGCGCCAAGATCAAGTCCCGCGTCAAACTCATAGAGCCCTGACATCGCGGTGACTTGTGTGACGCCCGCCCCATTCGTAGCCGTTGGCAGCTGAAGGTTGGCGCTGGAAACCACCACGTCAGTCTTGGCGCCGGGAAAGGCCGGATCCGCCTGCAAAAAACCCAGCATCGAAAATGCGATGACCTGCGCACCCTTGGTCGTCACCCGGGTTTCCGGGCCCGCGCGGCCGCCGCTGTCCTCGGCACGCAGCAAATAGGTGCCGGGTTTCAGGGGCACAACGGCGATCGCCTCCCCTCCAGAGACACGGTCCATCGAATAGCTGTCAGCCCAGGTTGCTGTGGCCTCTTTGGAATGGCGGATAACGATGTTGCCGCCAACGCGCACATCCGGATCAGCCGCGCGCGCCCATTTCAAAATTGCGAGACCGCCCGCCGTTTGCAGGGTCACGCCTTTTAATTGTTCTGGTGGATCCGTCAGACCCACCACCTCGACGGATGATTGACGCCATTCAGATGAGACGCCAAGCACCGAAACCGCCTTAACCCGAAACTCCCAGTTGCCCGGCGCAATATCGCGGATCTCGAGAAGGGTGCCGTCGGTGCGCCCGTAATCTTGCCATGTGGCCTCGGTTGCGAGCCGCGCCTCCAATCGATAGTCGGCGATAAAACCAGAGGGGGCAGGGGCCCAACTCACCTGCGCCAGAACTTTCAGGCCACCTCCGTCGCGGGTCACATAAAGGTCCTCGGTGACTTCGGGCTCGCCCGGGGGCGGCACATCGAACGCCGAGGGCAGACTGGTGCGCGGGGCTGCCGCGTAGATTTGCTCTTCAGAGGCCGACCAGTCGTAGATCAGCGGTGAGGTCTCGCGCAGCAACATTTCGGGAAGCAACAACGCGCCATCCCCGGAGGCCGCAAGATCCAAACTTACGCCATGAACCTCAAAGGGCTTTTCGTCAAAACCCCAGCGGTCATAGGACAACATGACGGTATCACCAACCGTAGCGCGCCAAGCTGCCAGCTTGCCGGAAAGGCGCACCGACATTTGCCGACGTGCGCGCTCCAGTTCAATCTTGGCGAGCCTTTGCGCCATAGATGCAGAAATCGTAAAGGGCAGCGAAATGTCGCTCCATTTTCGCTCGCCCCCATCCTCAGCAAGATAGATGTCACTCGCCACGGCCGGAAAATCATCCGGCTGCCAATCATTTTCCGGGCTGACGAATTGGCCACGAACGCCGTTGAAATTCGATGACATCGTTACCCGCGTCGCGAGCGTCATGCCGCCCACGCGCACGTCGTCCGAGGTGAGGGAGACCGTGGCCGCGCGCCATGCTCCGGCATGAATGCGCCAGGTTCCAGCGGAATAGGCGCAGCGCCCGGCAAAAGCCGATAGCATCCCCTCGATAATGATTTTCGGCGCTTCAGAGAGCGAGATCACGCCATTGCAGCTATACCGTGGCTCAGATCCTCCCGGGCTGAGGCTGACCGTTTCGTCGCAAATATTGGCCGCCTCCACCAAGCTGAGGCTGTCGATCCCGTCGATATTGCCAATGCCGGCGCCAACGCCCCAAAGCGGGCTCGCCATGAAATCAGCCAGGCACAGGGCCGCATTCTCTGTATAGCCATAGGAGGCGGTGCGCGGATCAAAGACGTCGTTTTTGCCCTCAAGATCGACAGTGATATTCGGGATCCCGCCCGGAAACGCGTCCTGATCATAGGTCAGGCGCAGCCGTATTGCCGCACACCCCCGCAGCCGGTGCGCTTCGGTCCATTTGTCAGGCAGGGCCGAGCGCAGCCCGGGAAAGGGCGCCTGGTTTGGCTCACCCAAGGCCTTCTCAATGGTTACTTTACCCGCCCAACGCCCCTGCGACTCGCCCGACGCCGTCACGGCCATCTCGGATTCAAAATATATCACGCCGATCGATTTCACAGGGTGCGCGGCCAAGACCACAACCAAATCCAGGAATTTGTTGTCGGGGCCTGAAGAGTGCATAAAGACGATCACGCCGCCTTTGCGGACCCGACCATAGACCAGATCACGCGGCATGACGGGCTCGCGCACCGTGACGTTTCTGGCCTGCATCTGAACTTTGGGCTTTGGCATCAAGGCTGATGCCGCTGCCGAAATCAAAAGCGTTCCGCCAATCCGCAACAGGGCTGCCCCAATGCCACCGGCGGCCAAGGTGGCGCTGACCCATCCCGCGACCGCGGTGACGGCTGTGACAATGAACGGCATGTGATGTCAGCTCCGGCTCAAAGTGACCAGGCAAGGCGGCAAGAGGTGAGAGGGGCCGACACAAGGCCGCTCGGCGCCATGCCAACCGCATGCGCCCCACAGCAGATGCCAAAGCCGAGCCCCGTATCAGCCAGAACAATATCGCCTCGTTTCGCGAGCAAGATGTTCTCAAGGGGATCGCCAAGCAGGGCGTGCCCCATGGTTTCTAGCGATGACCACCCCAGCTTGCGCATGATCCGCTTGCCGCCCAGCGCGCTCGTGTATCGACCCCGCCAGAGTGCCGCGACGTCTTCGCCCGCAGTCAAAAGCGCGCGGGTCTCAAAAGCAAAGGTGGGGCAATCGTGCAGCCCCCATGCGAAGGAACAATGACATGCGCCCTCGATCGCCTCCGCAAGGAGACGTTCCCAACCTTCGATTTTTGGCATTTTAGCCCCGTCCCCAGGTGATTTCGCGATCCTGGATCGCGGTGACATATTCAAAACCAAGATCGCCCGGATAGAGCACCTGTTGGCTTTCATGTGTGTAGCGCCAGCTGCGCGGCACGGTCAGATCGATCAGCCGGCTTTCATAGCTGATGGTGATCGTGCAGGTGTTTTCGTCTTCGGTGATTTCGGGCACGTCGAGACGACCAGAAAACGCTTGCACCGGATCTGCGATCAGAGTGCCTGCCTCAGACATGAGCCCTATCCAGATCCGCCCCGGCATACCCTGGCGCGCTTCATCAATGGCAACTTGCACCAGATCGAGGGGCACGCCCGAAAGCGAAAGTGTCGTGCCCCCGGCTACGACCTCACGGGTCTCGTCAATTGCGCCCATGCCGAGAAGAGCGCCGGCGCCTGCCCAAACTTTTCCATTCCAAGCCAGATCGCCGAGGCCCGACCAGATGCGCACCATGCCGGTGGCAAACTGCCCCTCAAACAAGATGGCCGGCTGCAGGTTTTGCTCTGCTAATGCCGTTGCAAAGGCCGCGGAAAACTCTCGCATCAGAGCGCCTCGCGGGCAGAAATCGTGAAGCGGTGCATATCGGCCCCGCTGATCACCGCAGGCACCGGCGCATTGAGGCGCAAGAGGGCTGCAGGGCGATCGAGACCGATCAGCGTGCCGATTTGCACAGCACCCCGCAAGGCGGGCACGAAATGCAGCACCGCTTCGCTGCCGACGGGGGCAACGTCCTCGGTAATTTGGTAAAGCCGGGTGGCGGCATCGCTGCCCAGTTGAAAAAATTCACCCGCGCGCAGCCCGAGCCCCCAACCGGCGGTGGCCATGCTGTTGCCCGAAGTGCTGGTGAGGGTGACGTAAGGGGTGCCCACACCAGGCGGGATCTCGATTGAAGGGTCGCGAAACAGAAAACGCCCGCGCGCCCCACCAAGTGCGGCAAAGAATGCCGAAAGCTTGCGTGCATTTGCCCCTTGGGTGATGGCCATTTCAAACTGAAACTCCCACCATTCGGCCCCCCAATACTGGACTTGCTGCGTTCCGGTGAACGGCGATGTCGAAACGGCGGTCGAGGTCATCAAGCGGCGCTCAACGGAGCGCACCAGAGTGACCGGGAGTTCGGCGATCATAGGGCATGGCCTCTGCGCCGCCCGTCGGCGACCGCCTGCTTTGCGATACGCTCGATTTGGGGGATGGCTGCGCGCAACTTCGTATCGATCTGCTCTGCAACGCCCATCTGTGCGCCGCGCGCATCAATCGAAATGTTGACGCCCGATGCCGCATTATTGCTGCCGCCTTGTGCGACCTCGCGGCGCGACAGCACCCGCTCGCCGCGCTGCAATATGGCTGGTACCTCGTCAGGCCTAAGCCCTGCCCAGCCGCCGGAATGCATCTTTGGTGCGCCGGCAAAGGCTAGGGCGGAGACCGCGCGGCTCGGGCCGCCACCGATCCCAACCATTCCGCCCGCGTGTAAGATACTGGCTGTGCTGCCTGGGGCGGGGCCCATGAATAGCGAGAGTGCGCTGGCGATGGGGCCCAGAACCGCGCGTTTGAACGACAACACCGCAAGATCGGCCAGCATTGATGAGACCAGGGATTTAAAATCAAATTTGCCGGTGGTCACGAATTGCCGGAAGGCACTCTCGGCAGAGCTGAAGGCGTCAACCAAGGTGCTGCCCAAGCCCTTGCCCCAGTTCATGGCCTCCTTGCTATACTCCGCCAAGGTTTGCGCAACCGCGGCCCACCCGGTCTTTGCCTCCTCTGCGGCGGCCTTGGTCTTTGCGCCTGCGCCCTTGGCCGCCGTTCCGGCCGTATTCAAGCCATTTGCCAAATTGGCTGCCGCATCGCTGGCCTGGGTCAGCGCATCTTCACCCGACGCGCCGGCTCCCGTTATTGCGGCCTTCAGGGCCTCCCAGGCCGTCATCGGGCGCGATGCGGCATCCGAGAGCATCCCCGCGGCTTCATCATAGGCACCCGACCGCGATCGCGCATCTGCGGCCATGCCCCCAAAGAGGTTTGGCGCATCCACATAGGTTTTGCCCATGGCGTCGCTGAAGGCCTTGCCCGCGGCAGCGCCAGCCTCGGTCGCCGCCCCCTGGAACGGATTGGTGATGCCGCCCAGATTGACCTCTTGCAACGATCCAATACGAATGCCGCCTTCGCCGGTTGCCCATTCAGGCAAAAGCGCCAGAGCGGCATTCAGGCCCTCAATGAAGCTGTTGATCCGGGTGACGACGGCATTCAGCATCGATTCCACCCCATCAATCAGCCCGTTTGCCGCTTGATAGGCAAAATCGCCGATCGCTTGCGGCAAGGCCTTCCAGATAGCCTTCACCGCGTCATAGGTTCCTTGGAATGTCCCAACCGCGCTGTTGCCCCAATCGACAACAGCAACCGTAGCCCCCTGAAGACCGTCGTAGATCACAGCCTGTGCGGCTGCCCAGCCCGCCTCCACCCGCGACCAGGCGGCTGAGGCCGCCAAAGAGATACGATTCCAGGCCTCAAAGCCTGCGTCTTTCAAAAGTGCCAAGGCTGCGCCAAACCCGCCGGCCCCCTCAGCCAGCTTCGAGAACTGATAGGCCAACTCGCCCGCACCCACGATCAGGGCCCCGATGCCTGTCCGGATCAAAGCCGCACGCAACACCACAAAGGCCGTGGCCAATCCTTTCACAGAAAGTGCCGCCGCGGCCAAACCTGCCACCCAGCGCCCCGCCATGAAGACGGCAAAAGACCCCGCATAGGCGGCAAGCCGTTCCAAATTGCCAAGCACCAGTGACAAAGCGCGGTTGATCACGCCGCCAGTAGAGGCAGCCGCCACAAATGCATTCGCCAGCGCCTCAATCGAAGGCGCCAGGGCGGTGGCAATCTGGTTACGCATACCCTCAAACACCTGCTCAACACCAACCAATGCTGCTTGCGTGCGCCGCATCGCTGCGATGGCTTTCTGGTCCAAAACCGCCCCCAGCCCTGCAGCGCGATCGCCAAGCGCCTGCATCGCAGCCCCGTTGTTGCGCAATAGCGGCAGCAAAAGCGTGGAATCCGAGGCCATCGCCTCCATGTAAAACGTCATGTCCTGCTGGCTGGCGCCCGCTTTTTCCAAGGACCTGACATAGAGCTGCAGCGCCTCAGGGCCAGAAAGACGGGCAAACTGATCGGCGGTGACACCCACGCGGGGCGCAATGTTTGCAAAAAAGTCCTTCATCGGCCCGCCGCCGGTCTGGATGAATTCACCCACCCGGTCATTCACGTCCTTAAGGATATCGGCCAGCTTTTCTTGCTCGATGCCAACGGTTTTGGCCCCCGCCGCCCAGCGCTGCAAGGCTTGCGGCGTGGTGTTTGCGACTTGCGCAAGAGCGGCGATTTCATTGGCAGATCGCATCGTTGCAGTGGTAATCGCAGCCCCCGCCGCAACCATGGCCGAAGCGATCGCACCCGCGGCAGGCCCCGCTTTGCGCGTAAAGCCCGATAGCTTCGCATTGGCAAGATCAACCTCGCGCGAAAGCCGACCCAAACCGCGGTTGCCAGCCTCGCCGATCCCCTCGAGATCGGCCTTGACCTGTTTACCCCCCACGGCCGCGAGGCGCACAAAAACCCGCTTAGTCGTCATACTGCCCCCCAATCCGTTCGTTGATTTTCCTGACCATCACGGCCTCGATTTCTGGCAAGAGCTCTGCGGTAATTAAGGCGTCGATGCCCAAGGCGCGCGCCAACACGAGTGCGGCACCCAGGTCCCAACCAATGATGGCCTTACCAGAGACCCGCATCTGCCCGCCCAAGCGGCCGACCAGATCCCAGACCTGCACGCCTTCAAACGTGGCAGGCCAATGGATCCGGGAAGGACAGTCCAGACAGCGCCCAACGCAGGCCGCACAGTACGTCTCGCCCCCGCCGAAATGCCATTCGGCGAGAGCGCTTAGACGTTTTTTTCCTGATCCAAAACCAAGGCCTTTGCCACGTAAGCCGTCTGGAAGGCCTCAAAAATGGGCCAGACATCGAGCAGCGCGTGCACCCCCTCGGGGCTCACTCCGATCGCTTCGCCCTGTGCATTCCCCACACCTTCCCAAGCAAGGATTGCGTGCGCCCCCAGTGCTTTTGCAAAGACAAGGGCGCGATCCTCATCGGATGCGTCCTGCGACAGCGCCACCACATCTGGGTCATTGCGCGTGGCCACCATCAGCGCGGTTGTCAGCGGGCGCAGGTGAAGCCGCACCCCCGGCGCTACATCGAGCCAGCGCGCGCTCTGGGTAAGATCAAGTTTTAGCATGCTCAATACCCTTCGACATCGTTGATCAGCTCGACCGTGCACATCCGGCCAAGCGTTGCGTCCTTGGCCGCCTGCCAATCGAAAGTTGCCTGCACGCCCTGCGGCCCTGCGATTTCAATCCGCGGGCGCGGCAGATAGACCGAATGCGCCGTGATCGTCAGGCTTTGCCCCGAGCCCAAGACATAAGAGAACTCCAGCGCGCAAGCCGCCCCGTTGATCGCCTGGCTCATCAGCGTAGTGTCGGCAAAGCGTACCTCGATATTGCCGGTCAATGCCGCCATGCCAGGATCAACACCGTCGATCTTGCCATCGCTGCGGATCGTCTCGACCCGATCAAGCGTGTTGGAATAGCTGATCTGGCTTGAGACGATATTTGCCAGCGCCGTGCCATCGCGCCTGATCGCACCGTTGAAATGACCAAAGCGCAGCAACTCCATCACGCTTGGCGTGCCTGCGGCGGTGGACCTGGCCGGTGCCTCGCCTTGGGCAATCATGCTGATCGTGGCGGTCAAGAGCCCCGAGCGCTGCATGGTAAAGGCAAACTTATCAACCACGCAGCCCGTATACATCGCAAAGCGCGGCAATTCCGGCAGGCCCACCTCAATGGCAAGGCTGGGCAAGGACCAACCGCCCGAGCGATACTCATGGGTATATGGGCCGGCGCCCGTCGTGACAGGCGCGCCAAAAGCCCCCTTCAGCCAATAGCCAATCGCCTGGGCATCAATCGGAACCACAACATCGCCGTCTGCCGTCAGCGCGTCCTTGATCGGCGCCAGTGGATCGCGGCCGTAGCCCAGCAGTTCCGAGTTTAAAAGCGGCTGCTCTGCCCCCAGGGATGAGGTCGCAAAGGGCATCTTTTTATATCCCGTCGCAGGCGCGATCCCATAGTCTGTCTCAAACGCAAGCGCCATCTGCGCCCGCGCGCCTTGTGCGCGTGCCATGATCGTGGATCCTTTTCTTCAAAGCAGCGGGTCGGATGACCCATAAATGAGCACCACCGGCACGGTGGCGGCTTTCAGGCTGTCGGCGCCATCAATGGGCACCAGGAGCGGGGCAGGGGCCTCGCCCAAAACGTAATCGCAAAGACCGCCCAGAGTTCTGTCAGCGGCAATCGCAGCTCCCACGGCCGTCTTTAGAAGATCGAAGGCTGCATCGCGCGCATCCGGCGGGCGATCGACGATAATGTCGATTTCCGCGCGGTGCTCGTAATAGTAGCTCGGCGGCGAAAGCAGCACCTCAGGCTCGCCCGGGGCCCCATCGCGCAAAATGATCAGGCCACCCTGCGGAATTCGTTCCGGCAGCGTTTCATTGCGTGAGGCGCGGGCGTTTTCGGGCGTTGCGGCTTCAATCGCTGCAAAGAGCGCCAGCAACACGGTTTCGCTTTTGCTTGTCATCTTTGCCCTCAGCGCCAGTTTGACACGATCAGGCCTTGCACACGACTGGCCCAGGCTTCGGCATCGCGCGCCAGATCTAGGCGTTTTTTGAGCGAGACCTGCGCCACCAGCAGGAAAATCGGCACGGTTGCCAGCCCCCGTCCGGTTTTAGAGCGTGAGGCAACCGCGCGGCCCTTGGTGTTCACGCGCGCCATGGCCACCAAAAAACTCGGGCCTCGCCTGCGATAGACAAACTGCAGCCGTAATCCGGTGCGCTGCTCCCACCCGCGCGGGGTAATGCGTTTGCGCCCCACACCCTGCGTTCCCGCAGCCTCCGTAGGGATTGCCAAATAAAAGCCATTTGGCGATTTGATCAGCGCTCCGCTGTCAAAGGCGCTGATCGGCTCGGGGGCATTGGCCCAGACCAGGGCCGCTGCATTGAGCGAGTCCTTTGTGACCGGATATTTGCGCCCCTGGATGGTGCGCGCCAACTTTGGCCCCAGCCCCGCGCCGATGATTTGCAACCGCCAGTCGTTTTTGAGGCCAGCCGCCGCCGCCGACATCGCCTGCGACACAGCCATTTCCCCTGCGGTGATTTCTTCGCGCATCTGCGCGAGCACATCACCCACCACAGCCACATCGATCCTCATAGCTGCCGCGCCTCACAGCGCAAAATCATCCGCTGAGCGTCGCGCCGCGGCTCAGAGCGGATTTCATAGATGTCAGCCTCGATTTGAACGGTATCGCCCGGGGCCATGCTTGCAATTTCACAAAGCCGCACCTCCAAGACGGTCGTGTCCGTCACAAATCGACCATCATTGAAGATGCCGACCTCGTCGGGGTTGCGCAGGATGACCCGAACCCGCGTAAAATTGCCCTCGCCGTCGCGGTGCCAACCGTCCAAGGCCATATTGGGGTCATCAAAGATTGCATCCAGGGCCGCGGCAAAGGCATTCATGATCAGGGAGCCGCAGTGATGACAGGCACGCCGAAGCAGTCATTGAGCCGCACGCGACCCGTGGTCTCGCCAGCACCACTGCCAACCGCCAGGACCGCAATACCCAAGAGCGCATTGCCCTGTCCTTGGGTCGTTGCCTGCGCGTTCGCCCCGTCCCAGTAAACCGCGGCCCCGACCGTCCAGGCCTGGCTCGCCGCTTTTGGAATGTCGAACACGCCTTCCAAAATAAGCGTGCCCTCAGCGCCGCTCGCAATGTCGGTGGCGGCGATGCCGATGGCAGCCCCCATGACAACAACGGACCCAGAGGTGATGTCCGCGCCGGCAAGGATGGTCAGCGTGTTGCCATTCGAGATGAAGTTCTTCATCGGGTCTCTCCTGCTAAAGGTGAAGGAAAGCCAGGCCCAGGGTCGGGCCGGGCGTCAGGTCAGGCCGAAGCGGCGCCTGCATTTTTGTACAAGCCGCGCCAATCGATCGCCTTGGCTGCAAAGTCGTGCCGGGCTTTGATTTCCATACCGTCGACCTCAAAGCCCATGCGGGTTTCGGTGAAGACGCCCTCCTGGCCATCGAGATAGGCGTATTCCAGCGTGTCGATCCGCGAGGGATCCGCCGCAAGAAACCAGGGGTCCTGTCCGGTGGCGGGGATGAGGCGGGGCTCCTCAATCACCTGCATGCGGCCCGCATAGGGGTTCACATCGGCCGTGCTGACTGGCGTGGTGGCCGTGACTTGCTTGCGCGCTTCAACCGAGCGCTGACCCGGCGGCACGATGATATATTGCGGCAAGATGCTGATCTTGCGCCCCTCGATGCCGGTTTGCAGCGCAAATTTGCGATAGGCCTCGGACAGGGACGCTTCGCCAATCACAGCCGCGGTGCCGAGGTTGCCGTGGTCGGCGTGAAACAGCGCCTTGCCGTCCCCCATCGTGGGGTTTTGCATCAAGATGGCATAGCAGATGTCGCTCTCCAAATCGGCCGCCGATGCGCCAAAGGCGGCTGGAATGCGCGTGAACGCATCAAGATCGTCATTGATCAGAGTTTGTCGGGTGATGCCGATGATCCGCCCATAGGTGGCCAGCGCATAGACCTCCTTGGCCTCACCGATCGTGCCATATTGGAATTCACCGGACTCGAGCACTTTTTCAAGGTCAGGTGCGCCGCCAAGCTGGGTGCGCTGCACAGGCTTGAAATCCGTGATCGTCGCGCGCCGCGCCCAGGCACCAAAAGTGCGCGGCGTGCTGTCATAGCTGGCGCGCAGGGTCTTTCCCGCAACATTGGCCAAAATTGCTGTGAAATCAGAGGTGGAATGGTAGCCCGCCCGCACCTGAAACGCCGCACCGGCCAGCTCCATTTTCGACATGCCCCGCGTCGAGACCCCGCTGCGCTCCAGCGCTTGCCGTGCCATTTCCAGCAAGCTCAGGCCCCGGAAGTCGCGCGCCTCAGAACTCAGAGGATGGGCCGCGGGATTGTGGCGGTGCATCAGCGCGCCCGTCATCGCGTCGCGATATTGTGCATCGCGGCCGTCACCGCCGCGGGCTTGAGCCGGCGCAGGTTCCGCTGTGCGTCCCGCCGGATCGGTGGCTACCAACTTGTCGAGGATCTGCGTGCGCGCCTGATCAAGAGAAACACCGTCCCGGATCAGCTGATCGCGAAACACCTCCTCAAGCCCGTGGCGCGCGCAAAGTGTGCCGATCTCAGCCGCCCGTGCCCGCTCGTCGGCACGAATGGCCTCAACATCGACGCTTGGCGATTGCGCGGCGGCGGGCGCCGGGGTGGGATCGGATGCGCGGGCTTGTGGCGGCGCATCGTGGCGTGCGGTCGTTTTGTCACCACCGGCCGCATTTTGGTCTTTATCAGGCATGTTTGCCTCCTCATCAAAAGCCGCGGTTGCGGCAGGGGTGTCGCGCCGCACAAGGACGCAAGGGGTGCGCTGCATTTGGTCAGAGGGCTCTGCGCGGATGCTGGCACCGGGATCCGCGGGCATTGCGACCGCAGAAATCTCGAAAGGCTCCCAATCAACGGCCCGCCATTGCTCGCGCTGGCCGATCTTCTCGGGTTTGGTGATCTCGTAGCGATGGACCTGGTAGCCGACTGAAACCTTGTTGATCGTGCGCTCAAGGATGCGGTGAATGGCAGGTGCTGCGTCTGGCGCGCTCGTTAGCCTGATTTTGGCGGTGCCCTGGCCGTTTTCGACGCGCACAGAACCGGGCACGACCGATCCCAACACCGTGCGCACGCCGCCCCAGGTGGCATGGCTGTCCAAAAACGGTGCGCCATCATTCAAGCGACCCAATCGGATGGCTTGGGCAGTCACCGCGAGCTCTTCATCGTATTCAACCCGGGTGTCCCAGCCTTCCCAGCGCGCACGCTGCACGGTCGCACCGGTGGTCCAGATGATGTCGATCGTGCGCGCGGCCTCGTCGATGGTATCGGCGCGCACGACCGCGTCCCGCCCGATCAGGGGCAGGTTCAAAATATCCTCTGGCATGATGGTCTCCTCAGCCTTGCTCGGTGGGCTGCGCGCTATTGGGGTCCGCCGATTGCGCAAGGCCAGCCTTGGTCACTTTGCGCGGGTCGGCATCGAAGACGAGTCCAAGCGCATCAAGCTTTTCGTTAAACGCGGCCGCCTCTTGCAGAACCTCGTCCGGGTCATAGCCGCGGCGGGCGATTTGCTGGGCCAGCGTGCTAAAGCCCGCGCGCACCTCCAACAAATCAGCCTGAACATCTTGCAGCGGATTGACGCTCTCAAACTTGGGCGGCGCCCATTCCACGGCAATTGTCCCACCGCGCGGCAAGAGACCTGCATCCTGCGCATAGGCGATAAACCACGCCCAAATTGGCTCACAAAGCATCGGGATCACCGTCTGCCATTGCAGCTGTTCGACCATGCGGCGAAACTCGTTCAGGCCAACCCGCGAGGATGAAAAATTCGCCTGGCTCAGATCGCCGGTCATCAGCGCATAAGGCACCCGAAACCCCGCTGCGATCATATGTTGTTGCGCGCGCAGCCACTCGCTGATGCCACCGGCATGCGAGGGATTGTTGAACTCGATGGTTTTGCCGTTGCGGGCATAGGCGATCAGGCCGGGCTCGAATTGCTCAATGCGATTGCCATCTGCATCCTCGACCGCAGGGGCAATGCCCTGGTCGACCTCCTCAGCCCCAAAGACAATACCGACCAGGCACGCCTCGGTTTTCTTGCGTACCAACTCGGCATGCTGCCAATCATCAAGGTCGCGGATGTGGCGCATGGCGGGCACCCCCCAGGGCACCCCGCGCGATTGTAAGCGCTGGCGTTCAAAAAGATGTGCCACCCGCTCCGCCGGCAACCGGTTCGAGACGAACCTGCGGCCGAAAACCGTACTCGTGCCGCCAGGGTGATCTTCAAACATCCAATAGGCCAACCTGCGACCGTTGCGGTCATATTCGATGCCCTGATCAATGCGCACACCGTTTTCGCGGTGATCCATCCGGCTTGCGTCCAAGTGATCTGCCTCGCGCAATTCGATCTGGAGCGGCACGGCGCCAGGCTGGCGCATCGAGATCGGGCGCGCCAAGGCAAAAACCTCGCCCCCCTCGATCATTTCGCGCACGGCCAGCGCCAAAAGCCCGTGGAAATCGGTGTGTCCGTGGCGATCACACACCCGCGACCAGGTGGTCCAAAGCGCATCTACGCGGGCGTTTAACGCCAGATCAGGCGTCGCGGCCCGCGGGCGAATGCCAGGGCCCACAATATTGTTGACCAAGACCTGCACAGACTGGCCGGCCATCGGATTGTTGCGCACCAAATCCCGCATCCGGTCGCGCAAGATCGGCCCCGCCGCAGCGATTTCCTTGTCCGCGGAATTGCCCGAGCTGCGCCAGCCTTCGGTGCCGCGCCCCTTTGAGGCGGCAGCATAGCCGCGCTTGCGCAAAATCGCTTCCTTTGCGTTGAGCCGCCGCAGGGCTGCTTCGGGCGAGAGCACTGCGACGGCCCGGTCGATAAGACCAAACCGGATGGGCGAAGGGACCCGGTTTGCCATCACGACCTCCGAAAACCGGCATAACCGGCTATGGGGCGTTTGCGCCCGGTCTGGATCGCCAGATCAGCCTCGATGGTGGCGATGATCTGGCGCATTTCTGCAAGCGAGCGGTATTCAGTGCTGGCACCGTTATAGCTGACGCGGGTCATGCCAGAAGCATAGGCGCGCTTGATTGCGTCGAGCTGTCCTTGCGTAAATCCGGCCATCAGAACCAATTTCCCCGTTTGCCGCCTGCACCCATCCAATCGGTGCTGCGCTTGCGGCTGTGTTGCTTTATTCGCCTGCTGGGATCCCCCGCAGGTTCCGGCGCCTCCAACGTTGGACTGACCTGCGCCTCCAATTCATCCCAACGCGTCTCGTCCCAGCGATCCACGCCCATAAGCCAGGCCACCGCGCGGGCGTAGACGCGACAATCCAGCGCCTCGTTGCGATCGCGTGATTTCACCCACTCGGCCTTGGAAAAACCGGTGCGCTTGTTCTTGCGTGTGACCAGCTGTTCAGAGGTGAACTGCTTGAACCATTCGGCCGTCGCGCCCTGACCAATGTGAATAAAGCCCGAAGGCCAGCCGCGCCCGATGGCCCGCTCCTCATCGGTGGGCACGGGCAGGCGCAAAAACCGGTAGGTTTCGAGTTTGAAGACCGACACAGAGACGTTCCAGAGCGCCACGCCGCGTCGGATTTTCCGCCCGCCTTCCGAAACATCAACAAAACTCGGGCCGTCCACTGGCGAAACCGTCGACAACCCGCCGCGGCCTTTCAGCGCCACGACCTGACCGCGCCCCATCCGCCGGCACCAGGCATAGACCGAATCCGTGGTCATCCCGTCGCCTGTATCAATGCCAACCCGCGCCAGCGTCATCGCGATGCCCGCGTCCGTTGACCAGGTCGCGTCGCAAAGTTTGGTCAATTGATCCCAGATTTCTGGCTGGGCGACATCGCCGGGGATATGCTGGTGATCGACGAGCCAGCTTTCGCCGTTTCGCCCCCAGGCCCAGACATGGCAGTCAAGCCAGCCATTGCCGGCAGGCCCGCGTTGCACATCAACGCCCATGGTTAATATCAATCCGCCGCGGGGCACCCCGCCAAGCGGCCATTGTTCGCGCCGCTCGTAAAGTTTTTCCCAATCAGGCGCCTCGCCTTTTTCCTCCCAGCTTTCGCCAAGCGTGGTGTTCTTGAAGGCCTTCAGCAGGGCCTCTTTGCCCTGCGCATCCTCCCAGTCGCGCGCGATCTGCTCCCAGGAGAGCCAGCCAATCGGCGAGTAAAGCCCCGATATGTGGAACCCGATGACATGGGCCTCATGGGCGCGCGCAATAACATCAGGCTCCGCCGTTGGTCGCCATTCTGCGCCGTTTTCGGGATCAAGCATCCAGGTCTTGTGGCGTTCCTCGATGGCTGTGTCGCAGGCCTCGCAGCGATATCGCACGCTGCGTGGCTTGCCCCAATCCCATTTGAGCCGCTCGAACTTCAGCCATTGTGGCTCAAGGCAATGCGGGCAGGGGACAAAGTAGCGGTTTTGATCCGTCAACTCGAACTCGGCCTCTACGCGGGACGCGCCTTTGATGGTTGGCGTCGACGAGATGAAGATCTTCTTGCGCCGCCCAAAGGTGTTGGTGCGCACCTCCGCCAACGTGACCGGATCGCCCTCCTCGTCCAGATCGTCTTTGTAGGCGTCCACCTCATCGAGATGGACATAACGGATCGGCATCGAGCGCAGGCCCGCCGCACTGTTGCCACCGGCGATAATCAGATGCCCGCCCTTGAAGCTCTTCTCGAGCATAGTGTTGCCGCTGTCGCGCGATTTGGCCGGCGCAATAATCTCTTGCAGGGTGGGCGTCACCTCAACCATCGGGTCGATACGCTGCTTGGAAAAGCGCTTGGCGGTGGTTTCATTCGCCTGCACCGCCAAGAACGGCCCAGGGGCTACCTCCATCACATAGCCGATCCAATTGATCCCCGCCTCCGTCGCGCCAACCTGCGCAGACTTTGGAAAAACGATCTTCTGTGCCGGATGGCTGGGTGACAGCGCATCCATGATCGCCCGCAAAAATGGCGTGCGATCGGAACGGTATTTCCCAGGCTCCGCCGCCCCTTTTGACGACAGATACCTATACTTGTCGGCCCATTCGGTGACCGTCATGGCAGGGTCCGGCGCCATTCCAGACCGCCAGGCCTGCACGATATCGGCCGCACCGTCGTAATCAGGAAGCATGGAGATCAATCTTGATTTCGGCCAATTCTGCGAGGTGATCGCGCAGATATCGATCCAATGTCTGCTCCATCACATGGGCATCAACCCCAAGTTCGGCCGCCATATTCGCGGCCTTTCGGGCCGGAAGCTGCAGCCAGGAATCGCGTTCTTTGCGCGCAAGATCGAAGACATGCGCCACAACCTGCTTGCGATTGACCAGCTCGCCCTTCAACTGCAAGAGCCGCAACCGTTTGATCTGGGCCGAATAGGCCTTATCGGCCGCGGCCGCCTTGGCCATGGTCATGCCGCCCGCGTCAGACGGCTCCATCCGTTCGGCCGCCGCCGCACCCTCGTTCACCGCCTGGATATGGGCCTGGGTGACAGGTTTGCGCTCATCCGCGGCCAGCGTGTCGCGGGCCTTGGCCAGGCCTTGCCCGATGGCATCGTCTGATCGGATCTTGTTTTTATCGGTCGCAGCGGCCCATTGCGCATCCGCGCGGGTGGGATCAATGGTGTCGTCACTCAGCACATCGATGCGACCCGATGCAATCGCCTTGCGAACGGCCGCTTCAGTGCCGCCGCTCAGGCCCCGGTCTTTGCGATGGGCCGCATAGCCCCGCCGCGACAGGCCCATTTAGCGCCTCGCCCAGCCTGCGCTCCACCGTTCGGGCAGGTTCCGCGTTTGCCTCAAAGCCCCCAATTCTCAATCTCCGATAGATCGAAGGTTTCGTCTTCAGCCAGGCGGCCACCCGGCGCGCGCTTGGTGTCGTCCTCGTGCGGGTCTGCCAGATAGCGGTCAAAGACCGCCTTGATGATTTCGCGGTTGTCCTGGCTGCGCCCCGATTGATCCCAGAGTGCGTCAAACCAGCCGCGGTAGAATGCCGCCATCTCGTCGCAAACATCGAGATCGAACTGCTCGGTTCGCAGGTTCTTGTTTAGGTTCATTGATGAGCGCCAGACAGCAGACCCGCGCGCGCCGATCACGATGGTGACCTTTGCGTGGACAGACAGGCAGCGAAACGCGTCCACCCCGAGTTTTTCGATCAGGGGCCCTGCGTATTTCGGCGATTTTTCAAAGGTGCCGCGATCCAGCAGAAACCGAATGTCCTTGATCCGACCCTCGAGCTGAATCTGGCGGGTCCGCTCAACATCATAAATACCCGTGGTCCAAGTCGAGACCATGACGTCGGCAGGCCCCAACTCCGCCACCATATGCTCCAACGCATCGATCGCCGAAAACTGCCCCGCGGTGAGACCCGTCACCCGCACTCCTGGCGAGAGCGGTCCGATCACGGCGGCCGCCGTGCCGGTGCGGTGGGCGACAAATCGTGTGCGATGTGACGAATACCGCAGAGCCCGCGGCCGGCCCCCTTTGCCCATCACGCGGCCCTCCCTTTGGCGCCAACCGCCTCGAAGTCCCGCCCGTCGCCTTCAAGGATGGCGTGGCGGCCGGTGAACTCTTGCCAGCGGCGGATGATGACGTCGCAGAACTTCTCATCAAGCTCCATAAGGCGCGCCCGGCGCCCTAACTTTTCGCAGGCAATCAGCGTCGAGCCCGAGCCGCCAAAAAGATCGAGCACCACTGAGCCTGTCTGGGTGCTGTTTTCCAACATGCCGCAAATCAGCTCGACCGGCTTCATTGTGGGGTGTTCGCCGTTTTTGGCCGGCTTGCTGTGCCGGATAATGCTGGAATCCACCGAACGCATCGACATTTTCTCGCCCTCGATGATCACGACCTGGCCGCCCAGATCAATCTGAATGCTGCCGTCGGGCATGATGCGCAGGCTTTCGCCCTTGTGCTCGATCACGGTGGTATTTGCGCGCCCGCCAAACCAGGCATGCGACGCGCCGAGCTTCCAGCCGTAGAGGATGGGTTCGTGGCGCCATTGGTAATCAGACCGGCCGAGCACCAAGGAGGGTTTCACCCACACGAGGCAGCCCGAGAGTTTGAAACCAGCATCAGCAAAGGCCCGCCGAAAATTCAGCCCTTCCGTGTCGGCATGCGCGACATAGATCGGTGCACCTGCGCGCATATTGCTGGCTGCAGCCGAGAATGCGTCAATCAAGAAGCGCCGAAATGCGCCGGCTTCCATGTTGTCGTTTTGGATTTTACCCGCCGAGCCTTCATAGTTCACGTTATAGGGCGGGTCGGTCCAACAGGCATCAACCAGAGCGCCCTGGCAGAGCAATGACACCGCGCCCATATCCGTGCTGTCGCCGCACATCAGCCGGTGATCGCCAAGGATCCAGATATCTCCAGTCTGGGTGACATAGCGCGCCACAATCTCAGGGACGTGATCCGGATCGCCCGGTGCGGGTGACGCCACATCATCGTCGGGCGCAAAGTCCATCAGATCGCCCAGCTCTTCGTCAGAAAACCCCAGCAGGTCGAGGTCGAAATGCTCGGCATGCAATTCGCCGACCAGCTCGCGCAGCAGGTCCACATCCCACTGCGCGTTCTCGGCGATCTTGTTGTCAGCCACCACCAGCGCCCGGCGCTGTTCGGAATTCAGATGTCCGAGCCGGATCACCGGTACGGTCTCAAGCCCGATCAGGCGCGCGGCTTCAAAGCGGCCGTGGCCCGCGATGATGATACCATCGGCCCCGAGCAGGATCGGGTTCACAAAACCAAACTCTTCGATGGAGGCCGCGATCTGGGTGATTTGCCAGGCCGGGTGTGTGCGCGGATTGCGATCGAAAGGAACGATCTGATCCAGGGGCAGGAACTCGATCTGCAAGCGCAACTCCAATCGGCGGCCAAAGAAAAAGGCCGGGAAATCCCGACCTTGCGTGTAGAGGGGTGCGCACCTGCGAACCCAAAGTGCGAACCCAAAAAAATCGTTTCAAACTAGCGATTTAGTGCGCAAAGCACCACCGCATACGTTTGTAGACGGGGAGGACCCAAGGCAGGGGGGGAGGGGGATCGGACCCCCGCGCTCGTCGCCAGCATATCCATAAACTGCCCCAAATCGCCTCGTCTTGTCGCGCCCAAAGTTCAACGTGTTTTGCCATGCAAACCACATCTCGGCCACAAGCCAGAGGGGGCGAACGCCATGCTATGCGGCGCGCTGATTTTGCTGGCCTGCAGCCAAACCAGACAAGGCATTGTTTCGATGTGGTAAATTCGCTTCTGCCGCTGCCACACAAGACCCGCGCAAATGCAGCCGCAACGGCGCAAGAAAAATACTAGATTGGGTCTTGGGAGCAGGCCGTAGATCGGAGCTGCAGCCCGAATATGAGGGCGTGATTTATGCTAAGGCTTTGTTATTAATTGAATAATAGCTTCATAAAATTGACTAAATTATCGCCTTGCGCCATTGTGAAGGGGCGGGAGGCGGCGCCCAAGGCGGCCCGCTCGCCAGGAGAAACGCCGATGAAGTCCAAGCCCAGCCAATCCGCACCTGACATCGACGCCCTGAATGCGGGCATTGCACGCGATCACTTCCCGCAGCTGCGCGAGCGCGGATTTGCGAGGCTGGAGGCAAAAAACAGTGATCACCTCGATTTCCTAGATACCCCGGTCTGGGCCATCCGCAACACCCTCGAAGAGGCCTACACCTGCGGCTTTGCCGATGCAGAGCGCGCCCATGGGCATGCCAATTTTTAACTTTTCGCCTGATCGGAGCCCGCCCCGCCGATGTGCGGGGTTGCGCCAGTAGAAGGGCAGGCAGTGGGTCAGCCCAAGGGGCGCCGCGACACCGAAGCCCCCGCACACCAAGGGTTGACCGCCATGAGCACCCGCAGCGCATTGTTCATCCAAACCGACGCTGGAGATTGGTTGCAGCATTATTGCCATTTTGATGGCTATCCCCGTCACATGATGGCCGCGCTAGCAAAGGCCGATCCGGATGCGATCCTGAAAGCCAAAGAGCTGCGTCAAATTCTTGAGACCGGCGAGGTTGAGGGGTTCCCGCATCCCCGGGCCCCCGAAGTCCACAAGGCACCAGAAATGCCAGCCTGGGCCGATCACGCCTATGTTCTCACCAGCACCGGTTGGGAACACGCGGCAACCAATACCGCGCTGCAAAACATTCTGCTCTAATATCCGCCCTTCCACCCATTCGAACTTGGCACAGTATCGCTGGCTTTGGTGCAAACGGCACGTGAGGTTACGATATTGCGCCCGCTGCAGGCGGCCAAAGTTGTCAGTCGCCGTGTTCGTTGTGTCTGGCAGCAGTTGGTAGAAAAGCGAACTTGCAAGGCTAGAAATTACTGCCGCCCGTTGGCATTGCTCACTTCCGCCGCGAGCGAGTGACTCTCGCAGGCCAACAAGAAAAGCACTAAAAAATCTCAAAAGTGATTTTCCTTGCGTCGATCTTTCTACAGGTCTGGAAAATAATCCCGAAAAGCTCTCAGATGTAAGTGAGCTTAACTCAATGGCCGTCAAAAAAATTATCAAACATTGATATATATTATACTCGGCCTCCTTGAGAGATCTCATGTGGTTGAGACATCCTTCGTCCAGGACATCAAAGGAGACTCACGCCATGCGGACTGTGCATTCAGAAAGGCTTGTTGCCGAACTTGAGAAGAAGGGGTGGACACAGGAAAGGCTCGCCGAGGCTGTTGGGATAAGCCGCGAACAATGTGGCAAGCACCTTCGAAAGAAGGGCCGCTTCCTTATCAATGAGAATACTGCCTGCGGATATGAGAAGGCCTTTGGCCTCAGTCGCGAAGAATTGTCCAAACCTCCGAAAAAGGACAAGGATATGCCATCTGGCTGGAACCGCGTCGTAGTCACGCTCTCAGACGAGGAACTGCTGATCCTCCGCATGACCGCGATGCGTTACGGAACGGACGCCAGCAACATCCTGCGGATGTCAACCACGCTCTTCATGATCGTCGCTGAGCTTCAGTTGTCCGACAGGGCGAAACGTCTTGCCGAAGCCGAAGCCCAGATAAGCAGTTTCCCTGACGGGTTTGGCCACTTGGCAAATGTGATTCACGGCAAGGGGCAAATTGACGATGCACTGTGTGCAGAAAAAAGCTCTATCACGGCCCGCGATCTCACTGGTGCCACTCTTAAGGACGACGAGTGGCATGAAGGGTTCACAGGCAACACTGATCTGTTCGAGGCATTCCTCGAGCGGATGCTGAAAGAGCTTGCGCCAGATGTGTATGAGTATCAGCTTGGCTCCCCAGCTTGCGATCTGTTCCAAGATCAGATCGAGGAACTCACACAGGGCGATGACTTGGCGCGAATGGTCCTCCTCAAAAGTGACGTTCATCCACGGGAACTGGCAGCCATTCCACCCGAAGGACGCGTCGCTTTTCTGCATGGTCGGTGCTCTAAGTCCACCCGCACGGCGCATGAGGAACGCCAAGCTATTCTGGCAGGATTTGACATCGATCTTGAGCTTAATAGCCAAACAAGGGAGGTGGAGGTCAATGCTTGACATTCGTATGACGGATCACGCCGAGATGCGGAAACAGCAGCGAGGCTTTCGCAATGTCGACATGGACCTACTGTTAAGTCTGAGCGAACCTTGCGGTCGTGACGGTTACAGGGTTTCACGCCAATCTGCACAAAGTGAAATAGCGCGGCTAAAGGCGCAAATTCAGCAGATCGAACGACTGGCAGGAAGCATCGCAGTTGTCTGCGAAGGCTCGGTAGTCACCGTCCACCACGGAGAAAATGCCAAGTCAAATCGCAGCCGCAATGGAGGGAAGCGTCATGGACACTGAAAAGAACACCGTTTTTGTATCCGTCGAACTGCCGCTTCCGTTCATACACGGTCTGCTCGCGCTTGCGCACCTCATGGACAACACCGTAGCAAGCGCACTGCATGCGGCCATCGAAGCGCACAAGAGGGTTGGCAGTATTCCAGAGCCCAAGCCGCCTTTGACTGCAGACTCAAAAGGATCCAGTCATGCTCCTCACGAAGCCAATCTACAGGCGGAGATCCTTGGTCAGCAAGTTCAGGGCGTTACGCTAGCGGACTTATTCGCCCGGTGCGTTGATGCGATACATGACCTTGATCCTTCTGCCATCGTGAGACTTTCGGAGCGGAAGACCCATGCCCGGCGGTATGTGGCACGTCGACCTGGCGACATTCACCTGAAGAGTCCACATCTCGAAACCATTGAGACAAGGTCAGGTTGGTGGATCAGCGCCAACGTCAGCGAGCAGCAAGTCACGACAGCCATGCGCCTTCTGGCAGAAGCCTCGCACCTGACGTTTGGAAAAGACTTTCTATTTCCGCTTCCTGCGTCACGTTGCGCTGCACTCAAATGACCGATTCTGTTAACCCAACCCAACTGGCCGACCGGACGCATTGGGTTGTTTACGCCGCTGATGCAGACGCAAGCCAGAATCTGCCTGGCTTGCGTTATGCGAAAATTCTAACCGCCAGTGCCGGGGGGCGTTGCAACTTTGCGCTTGCGCCAATCGGCCGCCAATCGACGCTCAATGGTGATCAAGGCCGCCACCCAGCGCCGCCAGGCCTGCGAGCGCCCCAAGCCGACTGTGCGGCAGACATGGCGCCAGCGATGGTTCTCAGCCCGCATCCAGACTATGCGCCGATCGATGGCGGTGCGATCTGGGTCGTCGGCATAAACGATCAGCCGTAGCCAATCGATCGCATCCTCCATGCGCTGGATTTCCCTTGCGTTGGGAATGACCTTCATCTGGGCCTCGTGATAGCCATAGGCGTGCTTCACGTCGCGGATGTATTCAGGCCAGCTTGCGCCATACCCACGGGCACCAGACCCGGCTGGATTGGGAAGACGGCGCAGCGTGAGGGCGGCCTCTTCTAACCGATCTTCGATTTCTGCCCGGGTGAGGGCGATGGGGCAGGCGTCTCGGGACATGGTCGGTGTCGCTTCTGTTTTGGGTCAAATGGAAATGTCGGCTTTGCGGCAGTCCTCGATCGTCACCAGGCCTGCGCTTATGCATTGCCGGGCTCGATGGGACGAGATCATCTGGCAAAAATAAGGCTTGCCGGTTTTGATCTTCATCGCCGTGCCCGATAGCGCCTCAAGCTCCGTTGGTGCGGATTTTGGGACAGGCGGATCGTCTTGTGTTTTTGCTGCTTCCCGTTCGGATTTCGATCGCCGCCGTTTGGGGGTAAGGGGGTAAGGTTCTTTTGATGGTTCAAGTGAAGGTTCAAGGGGGGCACGTGGTGCCGGGTCCCCCGGCACAGCATGCCGGGCCCCCCGGCACGTGGTGCCGGTAGTGACACCCGGCACCACGTGCCGGTTGATAGATTTTGCCGTCCCTTTGACCCCTACATCTTGTGGTCCAATGATGGGGTGATCGCCGACTTCCGTGGGCTGACGGCGGCCCTCAAAACCGGCCAGAAGGAAGGCATTTGACCGCCGTGAGCCGTTGACGCGCCGGCGTTCAATGCGCTGAATGAGGCCCATGGCCTCCAGCGCGCGGGTGCAGTCGCGCAGCTTGCGCTCGCTGCAGCGCAGATCCGCCACCAGGGTCTTTGAAGAGGGCCAGCAGACGCCATAATCGTCGGCATAATTCGCTAAGGTGACCAGAACGAACCGCATAATTGGGTCATCGACGTCCTCCAGGGAATAGGCCCATGTGATCGCCTGCACGCTCATGTCAGCTTCGCCGCTTTGAACCGGAATCCGAAGGCGCCCAGCGCGTCTAGGACCTCGTCAATGCTGCGCACCATCGCCCAAGCGAAGCCTTGGGCTTGCACAAGGTCGCGGAACCGCTCCTGCGCTTGGCTGAGCCGTCCCGCCTTGCTCTTCAGTTCCAAGAACAAAACCCGACCTTCAGACAGAACGATCAAATCAGAAAACCCCGGGCAAACGCCCATGCCGGATAAGATCGCTTGTCGCGCCCGCCCGCTTTGACCGCCAAGGCCGATTTCATTCGCACTGTGATGCACAATCGCACCGGCGGGCAAGACCAGTCGTAAGAACGCAACAATGAGCCGTTGCAGATCGGCCTCTGGTGTCTTGCGGCGCGGGCTTTGAACTGCTGGGCGGCTATGCATGGACCGGCACCTTGATGGCGCGGCCGATGGCGTCGATCACCGTGCGCGGTGTGGCATCAGAAAGCGCTCCCGCATCCCACTCCCGCGTGACCCGTTGGCCGCCCGGAAAATCCAGCTGCACGCGCAGCGCGGGCACTTGGCGCCGTGGGATGTCGTCGCTGATCCAAGACATCGCAAACCAAGGCTGACCGCGATAGCGCGTGGCCTGGTCAGTGAAATCGCCGTCGGGGCCATCAATATCCAAAAACCGCAGCATCACGGTCTCGTCCGCGTCATCCGCGGCCCAGACCTGCGCAAGCCACCACTGGTCGCGCCCAGCGATCGTTGCGCGCAAGAGCCCGAAGGCCTCACCAGTGTCATTGGGATTGAAGGGCACAAGGTAGCTGCCTGTGAGCGTCTTCATGTGGCGGCCACTCATGCCGGCGTGAACAGCAAAAACAGGAACAGCAGCCCAAACAGCGCCAAGACCCCGAATACATCGGCCAAAAGGGCAAGGCGGTGCTGGATGGGCTGCCGGTCGCCGTGGCACTGGATCGAGCCGTCCAAGAGCGCCGCCCGCAGTGCGCGGGCGCGAATCTGGTCTGCCCTGCTGCCGTAGAGTTCCAGGACATTGCAAGCGTCAAGCACTTGGGGCGCGTCATGGCCGCCGGTATCGGCGACCACGAGCCGTGCTTGGGACAGGCTGCGGCGGGGCAGGGGAGTGATGGCCCCGCTCATTTGCGCCCCCGCACATTTGGGCGTTCCTGCGATACCAGCCAGGTCTGCACCGCCTCACGGCGATAATAGACCCGTCGACCCAAGCGCACGCAGGGTGGCCCTAAGCGCCTGACCTCCCAGCGCGCCAATGTGTCGACAGACACCAGCAGCTCTGCCGCCAAGTCGTCGCGGCTCATCCAGTCATCCAGAACGCTCGATTTTACGGAACCATCCGCCATCAAGGTCTCTCCCTGCAGCCCCGGTACGGGGCAGTTTCAAACAGGATGGAGAACAGCACGGCCCCCCTTGCGGCGCAGAGGCGCGGAGAGGCGTGGAAAGTTTTGGATATATTTAGCAGGTTTAACGCCCGTCTCCCTTGCGCGCCAACTCAGCCTTGGCGCCGTAAGAACGACATTTCGGCCTCGTGGCGCCGTTTCACAAATCCAAAATAGGAGACGAAAATGGCTACTCTCTCACGGGTATTCTTTACCATTTCTGAGGCGGCAGCGCGCTGGGGGTATTCGGTTGCCGATATCGCTGGCTGGGCGTACCTCGGCCAGATTGAGATCGTGACTGGTATCGCACCGGTTAAAAGCGGGGAAACAATCCTTGCGGGCATCGTGATTGTTTCTGCGGCCGATATCTGGCCGATGTTTCGCCGCACGGGGGTAGGCCCGCGCGAGCTCGCCGTGATCCGGCTACGCCTACCCCAGGAGACTGAATGGCAAATGATCACCCACCCCGCTGAAGGGGTGATGGTGTCCTTTGAAGATCTAATGATTACAGCCGCTGAAGTCACCCGGTTTGAGATCGAACATGACATCTTCGGCCGCAAGCACGCGGGCAAGGGGCCGGAGCCTAAATACGACTGGGATGCCTTTTGGCGTGCAGTGGCTGTGCGTGTCCACGAACGTGGCGTGCCCGAATTGCTGAAAGAGTTCGTCGATGAATTCGCAAATTGGTTTATGGATCAATCCCCCGCTGGGGATTGTCCGAGCGACTCAGTCATTCGCAAGAAACTGAGCCCGCTGTGGCGCCAGCTTCGCGAAGGAAAATAGTGAAGAAGTGGGTGACGCTTATGCGCCACCCACGACCAGGCGCGGCCGGTATTTCATGATATCGGCAACGGCATCAACGCCGGCGCGAAGTGGGGAATCCATCAAATGGGCATAGCGCTGGGTGGTGCGCATCTGCGAATGCCCCAAGAGCTTGCCGATCATTTCCAATGATGCGCCGCCGCTGACCAGCAAGGACGCAAATGTGTGGCGCAAATCATGGATGCGCACGTCTGGCAGCTCGGCCTCCTTTTGAATATTGCTCCAGAATCGGCGGATTTCCTTCACCGGTTGGTCTTTCAGGACCCCGTCGTCGCCCAGCGCGTCGCCTGGAAACAGCCATTCGCAGCCCACCGGCACGATCATCCGCCTTTGGCGCACAAGGGCCGCCGTTTCGCCGGAAATCGGCACCCGGTGAATCCGGCGCTGCTTGGTATTGGCGGCCGGCTTGGCCCAAGTCCCCAGCTCTAAGTTAAACTGCTCAAAGCTGGCCGTTCGCACTTCCCCGAGCCGTGCGCCGGTCAGCATGCACATGCGGATGATGGCAGAAGCCCGCTGGTCTTCCGCGTTTTGCAGGGCATCCCCCAGGCGGGAGATTTCGTCCATGGAGAGAAACCGCTCGCGTTCGGTTTCCATGCGCCGCCGAAACGCCGCCGCGGGGTTATCTTTTCGCATCTTCCAGGCCACGGCCAAGTTGAACATCTTGCGCAGGACCTCGCCGGCGCGATTGGCTCGGATTGGGGTCGGGCGGGCAGGTTGCAGCTTGCGCTTGCCGCGGGTCTTGGCCTTCGTCTTCGCCGGGCGCGCGCGCCCCTTAGCGATGATATCGAGCACCCGCTCAACATCGATGGGCTCAATCTCCTCCACCAGCCGGTGCTTCCAGTGCGGCTCGATCAGCTTTTTCAGCATCGACTGCTGGTCCGACGCATTCGTTGGCGCCAAATGCGCTGCATGCTCGCGCAGATACCGATCGATCAGCTCTGGGATCCGTGGCGCCTCGCGGGCGGCGTTTCTGTCAGACAGCGGGTCCAGCCCTGCATCAATGTCGCGCCGTAGCTCCTTGGCCCGGTCTCGCGCCGCCACAACGCTCCACTCAGGCCAGCGGCCAATTGCGATCCGCCGCTTGCGGCCGCCATGCCAGTAATCTAGCGCAAAGCCCTTCGTGCCGGTGCTTTGAATCCGCAGAGAAAACCCGCGCACCTCAGAGTCAAACACCTGAAACGCCCGGCCTTCAGGTGACGTGTCGCGCACAAATTTTTCGTTTATTCGTTGATGGTTAGACAAATCGCTCTCTCCCTTTGCCCCAGTGATCCATACGGTTTTGCAGGTCGCAAGTAGATCGTTGCCCCCGAGTGGCGGCGAGGCGCGGAGAGTTGCGGATAGGGTGCGGTGTTGGGGCTTTTTTTTGG